CTGTGTGCGACGGGTCAGGGTCAGGCCATCGTGCTGGGCGCCATGTTCTCGTTGGAGCTGGCGAAGTTGGGGCTCGACACTTGGGACGAGGCCACCGCTCAGGTGGTGTGGTCGGTGTGGCTGCTGCTGTCGTCGGAGTTTTTTGATCGTGTCGGTCTGGTGATGGACTCGCCAGAGGAGGAGGAGTTCTTCGGCACCGAGGCGGTGATGCATGATGCGGCGGTGTGGGTGAACGCTATCCTGCACACCATGACCGATGATGTGCGAGATTACCCTCGGGGGGTTTGATGACTCATCCGCAACTGTTTCGGCCGCGCCCGCTGCACCGTAGGATGATGTGTCGGAGGCGGCGCCCGCTGTTGCGGGCCCTGGGTCGTCTCCGTAGGGGCGGGGGGTCGTGATCGAGGGCCAGCAGTTGCCGGAGGGTAACTGTTCCCCGGAGCACTGGGACGGTAACACGTTGCTGGTGCAGAGGATTGTTGACATCATGTTCGCTGATGAGGTGGACGAGCCCGAGTTGGTCGGGCTGGCGTTGGCTATATGCGAGGAATGCCCGGCGATAGACGAGTGTATAGGTGTCGGGATGTCGGAACAGTACGGTGTATGGGGCGGGCTTCGAGCGTCGGAGCGCGTCGTAATGAGAAGGGAACAACGGAAACTATGAGCAATAACAGCAGCCGCCGGGAGGTCATAGAGTTGGTTACGCAGGCCGTGATGTCTGACCGGAACCAGGACTATGCACCGCCGGAGCAGAACTTTCAGCGCATCGCTGATCTGTGGAACACGTACCTGGATGGCAGGTCCGAGGTCACACCGTACGACACCTCGATCATGATGGTGTTGGTGAAGGTGGCTCGTGTCATGCAGTCGCCGCACCTGGTCGATCACCTGGTCGATATCGCCGGGTACGCTGCGTGCGCTGCGGACGTGTTGCCGGACGAGCCGGTGGATTCTGACAGTGAAGTGTCAGGATGTGAGGTCGTGTCCGATGCGGGGGCGGGTGGCCGCCCGGTGGCGGTCGAGGGTCTGACGGGGGACGTGTCGTACGAGCAGGAGACCCATCTGTATCGGGTGAAGCTCGACAACGGCGGCAAGCGGGTGTTCTCGTACGACGACTGGCACTCGGCCGTGCGTAACGGTGTCGCCGAGTACCTGACCCCGGAGCAGTCGGGTCTGTGAGCCGTAGCTCGGTACCTAATTGGTCCCTGACCCTCGTTGATGACCAGCAGGACGTTGAGGCGTTCCTGTATTGGATCGAATGCTTGGACGGTATGGTGTCGATCGACACCGAAACGCACGGGCTCGTTTGGCACCAGCGGGACTTCGTGCGGCTCGTTACGTTCGCCGACGACCACGAGGGGTGGGCGGTGCCGACGACGTGGTGGGGGCGTCCGCTGATGCAGGCGCTCGCTTCGGTGCGGGACCGGGAGTTGCCGGTGGCGTTCTGGAACGCGTCGTTCGATCTGAAGGCGCTGGCCGGGGACGGGTTCCCTGTTCCGCAGTCCCATTGCGTCGTCGACGGCATGATTCAGCACGCGCTGCTGTTTCCGTTGGAGCGGCACGGGCTGAAGGCCGCGGCGTCGACGATGCTGGGGCGGTGGGCGTCTATCGGTGAAGCTCAGATGAAGCACGAGGCCGCCGAGTTGGGTGTGAAGTTTTGGGAGTTGCCGGTGGACCACGAGTCGTTCTGGGTGTACGGCATCCTGGACACCTTGCTTACGCAGGCGCTGGTTCGTAAACTTACCCCGATGGTTTCTGACGCTGGGTTGTCAGAACCTTACGAGCGGGAGATGCAGGTGTCGTCGATCATGACCCGGGCGGAGATGCGAGGAATGCGGGTCGATGATCGGCAGGCGGAGGCGACCCGCCGGGAGTGGCTGGCCCGGTCCCTTCGGTTGAAGGATCATTTGCAGGCGCACGGGATCGCTAACCCTAACTCGAACCGTCAACTGGAGGACGTGTTCAAGTCGTTGGGGTGGACGCCGGAGGACTTCACAGACACGGGGCAGGCGGCGATGGATCGTGTGGTGCTCGGGCAGTTGGCCGAGTTGTATCCGGACATCGCTCCGCAGATAGTGGAGTACAAGAAGTTGACGAAGTGGATCGGGTCGTATCTGGCGCCGTTCGCCGAGTCGGGCGGCCGGATCCACCCGAACATCAACACGTTGCGGGCGAAGACGGGGCGCATGTCTATCACTCAGCCAGCACTTCAGACCCTTCCGTCGAGGGGCAGCGGCGGCGAGATCCGCCGGTGCATTTTGCCGGAGGCCGGGCACGAGCTGTGGGCTATCGACTACGACGGGCAGGAGGCCCGCATCTTTGCGAACCTGTCCGGCGATCCGGGGATGGCTGCGGCGTACGCTGCGGGGGACGACCTGTACACTCACGTGGCCCGTATCGTGTGGGACGATCCGGCGATCGGTAGGTCCGATAGTCGACGGTCGGTTGCGAAGGTGATCCTGTTGGCGTTCACGTACGGTGCGGGGGCGGAGACGTTGGCGGTGGCGTCGGGTCTGTCGATCCCGGAGGTTCAGTCGTTTCTTCGTAAGTTGTTCACAGAGTTCCCGACGGTGCGGGACATGACCGGGGACCACGCCATTTCGGGCAATCACCCCGGGCGTCCCGCACTGTTGGCGGCGGAGCGTCTGTCCTCCGAGGGGGTGGCGTACGTCAACACTAAGGGCGGCAGGCGCTTCGCTATGCACGACGGAGAGTTCTATAAGGCGATCAACGGTATCTGCCAGGGCTCTGGGTCGGACGTGTTGAAGCAGGCGATAGTTCGGCTGGATAGGGCGGGCCTGTCGGATAGTATCGTGGTGCCGGTGCACGACGAGGTGGTGTTCTCGTTCCCGAGGGGGGAGGGCGCCGAGTTGGCGGCGGACGCCGCAGAGTTGATGACCGATAACGATTGGCGGATTCCGCTCACGGTAGATGTGACGGGTCCGCTCACCAACTGGGGGGAGAGTTACGTATGAGGTACTTGGCGATTGATCCGGGTCTGACTACGGGTCTGGCGTGGTTCGATGAGGTCCACGGGTTCGAGTCTCTGGAGATACGGGGGCGGTACGAGTTGTATGACTTCGTGACCCCGCTGGTGCGGATGGCGAAGGACTTGTCGGTGATAGTTGAGCGGTGGGATGTGCGGCGCGATACCCGGTCGAAGACCAACCAGGACGACCCCCGGTACATCATTGGGTACGTCGATGGGTTGTGTCAGGAGCGGGGCGTGCGGTACTTCGAGCAGCGCCCGGCGCAGGCTAAGTCGTTCGCTACGAACGACAAGCTGAAGCGGCTCGGTTGGTACACGGGAGGCGAGGGGCACGCCGATGACGCCGCCCGTCACCTTCTGGTGCATCTCGTGCTGACGGCGGAGGTGCCCTCTATTCGGGAGGCTCTCGTATGATAGATGTTGATGTTTCTGACAGTAGGCTGTCAGTGTCGGCTCCGTCCCGGTTGGCTAATGTGATCTCCCGTATCCCGGGGCTGTCGTTGTCTAGGGGCGGTACCGGGTGGGTGGGTCCGGCTACCCCGGCGGCGATGTTCGCTGTCGTGGCGGACTTGTCTCACCTGTCCGGGTTTTCTCCGTCGGATGCGGCAACGGCCCGCATCGTGGAGGTTTCGGGGGAGCGGGCCGCTGTCTCGTCACTGAAGGTAGATGCCGGTGTCGTGTACGACGGGCGCCTGTTCGATTATCAGCACGCCGGTGTGGCTATGATGCTGCGGGGCGGGTGCCTGCTCGGAGACGAGATGGGCACCGGCAAGACGGTGATGGCGTTGACGGCGGCCCGTCAGTGCCGGGGCGCTACCCTCGTTGTCGCACCTAACAGCATGAAGCACCGGTGGGCTCGTGAGGCGGAGGTGTGGTACCCGGAGGCCCGCACGTTCGTGGTCGAGGGAACCGCTAAGCAGAAGCAGCAGGTCCTGGCGGACGCCGTGCTGTCTCAGCGGATGGGGGAACCTATCGTGGTGTCCGTCAACTGGGAGTCGCTGCGTACCTTGTCGAGGGTCGCTAGTTACGGGTCGATCAAGCGTTCCGGGAAGGAGCAGGAGGCAGGTCCGTTGAACGACATCACGTGGCAGGTCGTGATCGCCGACGAGGCGCACCGTGCGAAGGATCCGAAGTCTAAGCAGACCCGTGCCCTGTGGGCCGTGGCTCAAGGCGCACCGTACCGGTGGGCGTTGACGGGTACGCCGGTGCTGAACACGCCGGGGGATCTGTGGTCGATCGGCCGGTTCTACGATCCTGACAGTTACGGGTCAGGACGGCAGAAGTGGCACAACCGGTTCGTGGCGTACATCGACACGAACTGGGGTCCGAAGGACATCGGGTTGAATGGGGCCCGGGAGGCCGAGTTCACGGCCGGGTTCGATATGTCATTTATTCGCCGAACTAAGGACGAGGTGTTGTCGTTGCCTCCGGTCACGTACCAGGTGCGTGCGGTGGAGATGGCAGCGAAGCAGAAGTCGGCGTACAACAAGATGGTGAAGGACATGATTGTCCGCATCGACGACGGCATTTTGGCGGCTACTGACCCGCTGGCGTTGTTGACTCGCTTGTCGCAGATAGCTTCGGCTACGCCGGTGGTCGATGCCGACGGTAACGTGGTGGCGTTGGATGCGCCGTCGAACAAGGTGGCTGCCCTGTTGGAGATACTTGATGACATGGACGAGGCCCGTCCGGTTGTCGTGTTCGCCCAGTCACGTAAGCTGATCGAGTTGGCGGACCGGGAACTTCAGCGCAAGGGGATCTCGACTGCGTTGGTGACGGGCGCGGTGTCGGCCGAACTGAGGGACGCTAACGTGCAACGGTTCCAGGAGGGCGGCGCCCGTGTCGCCCTGTGTACGTTGGGCGCCGGGTCGGAGGGCATCAACTTGTTCGCTGCGGACACGGCCGTGTTTTTGCAGCGCAGCTATTCGTTCGGCCAGTCGCAGCAGGCCGAGGCTCGGGTGCATAGGGTCGGTCAGGTGGCGGACAAGGTCACGATAATTGATCTGGTTTCGTGTGAGTCTGTTGACGAGGCAGTAATTGAGGCGTTACAATTCAAGGGCGACATGAGCGAGGAGGTCCTGCGGGACCGGGCTCGACAACTGCTGAGGAGCAAGGTATGAAGAAGCGAGAGTGCGGCGACTACGACGACGCCACGAGGCACAACGATTATCTGCGTCACATCCGGGAGGGCACGAAGCCGTGCATCCCGTCGAAGCGGGCGTGGGCCAATCATCGGCGGATTCTTCGTGCGACTAGGGGGGCGTCGTGACCCCCGATCCTCTACTTCGGGTCGTATTCGACCGGGACCGTGGCACGTTGGATATCCGGCAGTCGGCTATCTCGTCGTTTATGGATTGCCGACGCAAGTTTTTCTACGAGTACGTGTTGGGTCTGGAACCGGATTACCCGGACCGTGCCCGGCCGTGGTCGACGGCCGACACCGGCACCGGGTTCCATGTGGGTATCGGTGCCTACTACCTGGGCAACGATCCGCTCGACGCGGTTGACAGTTGGATGTCAGAACAGTGGCCGGACGGGGACCCGGAGAAAAGCCAGAGGGATCTGGTAACCATCATGGTGGAGGGTCACGTCGGGGACTTGCAAGATCAGTCGGCGGACGTGGGCGAGACCACGATCGGGGTCGAGGTTCCGGTTACGGCAACCGTGACCGGCGTCAACGGCGTCGACGTGACGATCCACGGGCAGGTAGATAGGCTGATCGAGAACGATGAGGGTCTGCTGATTCTCGACGATTGGAAGTCGGTGACTACGTTCGCCGAGATCGACAACTACCTGCACCAGTTGGGACGGTACGCTCTGATGGTTCGCTCGTCTCAGGGGTGGCGTGCGGACCGGGTCCGTACGACGCAGGTGAAGCGGGTGAAGCGCACTAAGGGCGGACCGTTCTTCCAGCGTCCGTGGTCTCCGCTGTCGGAGGCCGCGTACGAGACGCACTCGGCGGGTCTGCGTGCGGTGCTGTCGGATATTGTGAACGTGGTATCCGCTGACGGCCCGTGGTACGAGAGGTACTCGACCGAGTGCGGGTGGAAGTGCCGGTCGCAGTCGATCTGTCAGGCGCTCCTGCGGGGAGATGACCCGGAACTGATTATTGAACTTGACTACAGAAAGAAGCAAGCATGAGTGACAATAAAGCGTGGAGGCTCTTATTGTTCGGCGATGCGAAAACGGGGAAGACCTCACTCGCAGAGACCGCACCGGGCCCACGCCTTATCCTGGACGCCGAGGGAGGTACGAACTGGTTGTCGTCGAAGACGATCAGTTGGAACCCTCTCGATGGTCCGCCGCCCACGGATCTTGACAGCAACGTGTCAGTTGTTGTTCAGGTGTTCGATTGGGAGTTGATCGACCGGATCAACAACTGGCTGCGTAAGGGGGAGCACGAATTTAAGTCCGTCATCCTCGACTCGTTGACCGAGATTCAGAAGCAGGCGAAGCGTTCGGTCACGGATCAGGGGTTCAAGATTCAGGACTGGGGTTCGCTCTACTCGTTGATGGACCCGGTGCTGCGTGAGCTTCGTGACCTGACTCACATTCCCGGTTCCCCTGTCGAGTGCGTTGTTCTTGTGGCCCTCGCCAACACCCGGGAGGATCGTACCGTTCCTGACATTCAGGGTTCGATGGCTCGTGCGCTGGCCGGTCAGGTAGACACTATCGGGTACCTGCGTCCCGGCGCCATGTCGTCGGACGGCACCGTAGACCGGGAGATGCTGGTAGATGCCCGTCAGGGGATCGCCGCCGGTGATCGCACGAAGGTGCTGCGTCGAACGTTCCACGGGGTTATTCCGGTGGCTCTCGACGACGAGACCGATAAGCTGTCGTGGAGTCTCGCCGAGTTGATGGATCTGATTAACCAATGAGTGCCACCGAGTTGCCTAACGGGGTCGTGCTCGGGTTCTCTGTCACTTCGGTGGCGGGCGAGGGAACCGAGGGCGAGGCCCTTGCGCTAACTGTGGTATCGTTCGAGTTCCAGGTAGCCCCCGGGTCTACGGCCACCCAGTCGTTTATCCTTCACCGAGACGACGGCCGTGATCTGCGTGCCGCTCTGAAGAATCCATTGTCCCTTCCAAACCCAAAGCAAACCACCCTTCCAATAGAGGAGATCCAGTAATGCCATCTTTCAATTTCAGTGACGTGTTCGACAACGCAGCCAGCGACGGCTTCGGGCCCTCCGAGGATCTGATCCCCGGCAAGTACGTCGGCAAGTTCGTGTCGGCCAATGCGGGCGAGTCGAACAACGGCGACCCGAAGCTCGGGTTCCTGTTCAAGGCCGATGAGGGCAGCACCGCTGCCGACGGCACTGACGTGTCCGGTGACACCATCTGGCTGAACTCTACCTTCTCTGAGAAGGCCGCTCCGTTCGCTGCCCGGGACTGCACCAAGATGGGTATCACGGGGGCCATGTTGAACGCTGACATGGCTGCCGCCGCTCAGACGGTTGTCGGGCAGGTCTGGTCGGTCGAGGTGAAGCTGTCCAAGGACGGTCAGTGGACGAACCTGTACCTGGGTAAGCGCCGCGACGCTGCCCCGGCCGCCGCTCCCGTACCGAAGCCCGTTCCGGTCCCTGTCGAGCCCGCTTCCGGCGACGCCGACGCCTGGACT